CGCGCTTGACGCGAGCGTTGAGGAAGAGCCGCAGACGGCCACTGAGCCGCAGACGGCCACTGAGCCGCAGACGGCCACTGAGCCGCAGACGGCCACTGAGCCGCAGGACGACGACGCGGACAGCGTGGACGCCATTGACGACATTACCGCGCTGCAAGAATTGGCGCGCGGCAGCGGCCGCAAGAAAATTACCAAGAACGCACGCACGAAGCTGATCGGCCTTGGCGAAGCCTGGTAAGGAGCGACACATGACATCGCCATCAAGAACATCTCGCCAGATCGCCTTCTCCGTCACCGTGGCGCCAGCCAGTTTTAACGCCGCGCTTGCGAACGGTGTGACGCGCGCGATCATGGTCGACGTGGGCGGGGCGCTGACGGTTCAATACGCCAACGGCCTGACTGATACGCTCACGCTCGCCCCCGGTATCTGGCACCCGATGTACGTGACCAGGATCAACACCTCTGGAACGACGGCAACCGGTATCCACGCCGGGTATTGAGGCAGGCATGGCTTGGACATATTCAGGAAACCCAGCCGATAGCCCCCGCGACGCGGTACGCTTCTACGTGGGCGACACCGACACGAACGACCAACTTCTTCAAGACGCCGAGATCGCTTTCGTGCTGGCGCAGATCGCCGATCCACTGGCCGCCGCCGCGCGCTGCGCGCGGGCGCTGGCGAGCAAGTTCTCAACCCTCGTCGACGAGAAGTTCGAGACGATCGACAACAAGTTTAGCCAACGGTCCAAAGCCTTTCACTCGCTGGCGGGCCGACTGGAGCGCGACGTGAAGCGTTACGGTGGGCTGGGCACGCCGTTGGCGGGCGGCATAAGCATCGCGGCGGTGGATGCCGCCCGGCTGGACCTCGACCGGCCTCAATCTGCGTTCCGCGAGGGGCAGTTCTCCATCCCGCCCGAGCGCAACGATAGCGATCCGTCGTGCCGGTAAGCGTGACCCCCCTCCTGCGCACACAGGGGCGCGACGTGGTTCTTACGCGGATCGCGTCAGCCAATCCTGTGTACGACGCAACGACCGGCACTTACACCACGCCGCCGCCCACCTCGGGCACGCTGCGCGGTGTTATGATCGACTTTGCCGCCGAAGAGATTGACGGGACTCGCATCCTCGACCAAGATCGAAAGCTGCTCCTAGACGCTACCTCGGGGGCTTTTGTGCCCGCGCTTGGTGATATCGCGGACGGCGTTGTTTTCAGCGGCAACGTGACTGGCGGCTTCAAGGTTGAGCGTGTGCGTGCTATTGCGCCAAATGGCACGCCTACCGCCTATGTGTGCCAGGTTCGAGGGTAAGATGGTCCAGTTTCGCGCCATTGATCGGAGACGCGCCCCGCAAGAGGTCATGCGTAATTTCACGCAGTTGACAGAGCGGGTCCAGAAGGCAGTTTATCTGGACATGGCGCAGGACATCGCAACGCGGAGCCGTGACACCGAAGACACGGGCACCTATGCCGAGAGTCATCGCGTCGGGCAACGCAGCGGAAGTTTCGCAGCGTCGAAGTCGTCGCACGGGAAACCGACTGGCGGCACGGGCGGGGCTGCGTCTCAACGCGGCCTGCAAGCGATGCAGGCGGACATCGAGTCGCTCCCGCCGGGCGCAGAGAATGTAGTTTTCCGCAACGAAGCCCTGCACGCAAGGCGAGTTGAGTCTACGGGCTGGCCCGGCAAAGGCGCCTATCGAATTTACGCGCAAGCACAGAGCGCGGCTCCGGCGATCATCCGCGCCGTCGCGCAGCGGCTCGGGCTCAAGACGGGCGGCGGCACATGAGTGCGACCCCCGCCATATGGGCCGCGCTCGACACCGCGCTCGCGGCGACGACAAACCTTCCGGTCGTCGTCTTCGAGAACGCGCCAACCTACGATCCCCCACGCGGGTCCGAGTATGCCGAGGTCCAGTTCCTGCCCACGAGCCGCCGGCCCGTAGTCACAGGGCCGAACCCGCAGCAGCGCTACCAAGGGCTGTACGAGATTTTGATTGCTGTGCCCGAGCACATCGGGAGCGGCCGCGCCCGCGCGCTGGTCGCGATACTTGAGGAACGGTTCGACGGGTCCACTTCTATCACGGGCGTGGACGTGGTTGTCAGCATAGAGTATTCTGTCGCAAGAGCAGGCTTCAAACGTGGGGCTTTTTACTGCATACCCGTATCGGTTAGCTGGTACTGTCACGCTCAATAAAGGAGACGGCTCATGGCCTTCGCACAAGGATCTCGAACTCGCCTGGCCTTCATCCCCGAGGCCACATTCGGCACGACGCCCGCCACGCCCACGCTTGTCGCGCTTCCCATCAAGACGCATTCTTTGGCGCTGACCAAGGACCGTTTGCAGGGAGAGGACATTCTTGGCGACCGGATGCCGCGGATCGACCGGCACGGCAACCGCCAAGCAGGCGGGAGCATCGAGGTCGATCTGCGCGCGGGAACTTACGACGCCTTTCTTGAATCTGCAATGTTCGCGGCCTTTGCCACGGATATTCTCAAGGTTGGAACCACGCCTCGCTTCCTGACCTTGGAGGACGCGGCGCTTGACATCGCGCAGTTTGAAATTTTCCGGGGTATGGCCGTATCGTCCGCGTCGTTCAGTGTCGCGCCTAACCAGATGGTTCAAACGACGTTCGAGATGGTCGGCAAGGGCATGACGCAGGCGGCAGCGACGATTGCGACCACGATCACGCCCGCCACCAACGTCACTCCGTTTGACTCCTACAACGGCGAAGTTTACGACGGCGGAACGGACTCGGGAGATGTGATCGCAACTGTTTCGTCCATGTCCTTCAGCATCCAGAACGCGCTGGCGCCGACCTTCGTGGTCGGCAGCGCAGAGACTCCGCAACTGGAGTTCGGGCGCGCGGTGGTTGAGGGGGAGATGGTCGTCTATTACGAAGATGCCGTGCTGATCAACAAGTTCTTGAACGAGACGGAATCCAGTATCCGCCTTGTCGTGGACGTGCCGGGCGGGGGAAGTTCCTATACCTTTGACTTCCCACGTGTGAAATACAACGGTGCCGCAGTACCCCTTGCGAACCCCCAATCTCGCATGATCACGCTACCTTTCGTGTCGCTCTTTGACACCGACGCGGCCAGCAACCTCGTGATCACACGCGAGTAACACCATCGCCTGCGGGCGATACGAGGGGCCGCGCTGACTGTCGGGGGCGGCGCGGCTCCTCACCCCTGACACCCCCGATACGGAGACGCCGACATGGGACTACGCAGCGCAGGACGGATCAAAGACACGACCGTCATTCAACTCAAAGAACCGGCCACCGGCCGGAACTTCAAGAACGTCGACGGCACGCCGATGACCATCACGATCCACGGGCCGTACAGCGCCCGCTACAAGACCGTGAAGCGGCTGGCTGACCGCGAGATTGCGGAACTGGCGCGGGGCATGGACGAGGCGGAACTCACCGAGACCATCGAGCAGCGCACACGGGACACGCTTCTGGCGTGCATCGAGGACTGGTCGCTGACGCTGGATACGGGGCCGAAGGCGGCAAAGATTCCGTTCAACCCCGAGACCGCCGCTGAAGTCTTTCTGGAGTTCCCGTGGCTGGTGGAGCAGGTTGATCGGGCGTTCTCGAAAATCGCCAATTTTTTGGAAACTCGCCCCGCCGGCTGATGGCGTTTGCTGAGCACGAGTTTGGTCTGGGTCGGGCCGACAAGAACGGAACGACTGTGCGACTGCATCTGATGCAGATCAAAAAACAGATCAAGCGCGCGCCGGAGGGGCTGATCGGACCGAAACTGCCGCGTGAGATGGCGTATTTGTGGGAGATGTTTTTGTCGCTGAACGCAGGACGCGGGGGTGGCGAAGGCGGGCCTGATCCGCTATCCTATGTCGAGATCAAGGCGTGGTGTGATCTTTGCGGGGCGCATCTGACAGTTTGGGAACTTGATATCCTGAAAAGTCTGGACGCCGCCTTTCTGAGCGTTGATCGGCGGCCCGTGAATTTCTGATGCGAGGAGAAAGGCGTGGCTGAGGATATCGTCGGACTTCGCTTTGTCACGCAGGGCAGTAAAGAGGCTGTTGCCGCCATCGAGCGGTACAACAGCGTAATGACGGGAACGTCGCAGGCGCTACAGCAGGGCGAGCGCGCCTCTGCCTCCATGCAGCGCCAGATCAAGTTTTTGCAGCAGAATTTCTCTGGGAGCGCGCGCGAAAGCGGGGCGTACCGGGATTCTATCCGCGAGGTGGTTCGGCAGTTCAAAGAACTGAACAACGTCACGACTCAAAAGGCGACGGCAGAAGTCCACAAGTTTCGCCGCGCCTTAGACTTCAAAACCGCGCAGCAAGAGTTTGACCGTCTGCGCAGCGGCTTTGAAAGCATCGTGGCCGCGCTGTCCCCCGCGATGGCCGCGCAGCAGCGCTATGCGCGTGACCTTGAAAAGGTTTCGGCGGCGCTCAAGGGCGGCGCAATATCAACCACGGAATACCAGCGCACCGTCGAGGCATTGCAGGCGCGCTTGAACAGACCGGCGGCCGAGAAGGCCGCGCGGGCGGAGCAGCAGGCCACTCAAGTTCGTGAGCAAGCGATTCAAAGCTACAACCGCCTGCGCCAGTCGATTGACCCGGTGTACGCCGCGCAGATGCGAATGAAGCAGGCGCACGACACCGTGCGGCAAGCCATGATCCACACCAACTTAACACGCCAGCAGGCGGCGGCCACGCTGCGCCAGTACCGCGCCAGCTTGACGGCGGCCAATCAGGCCACCGTCCTGTCAACAACGGTGGGCGGGCGCTTGGCGACGCAGTTCCTTGCCACCGCCAACACGATCGCAATCCTAGACGGTCCCCTAGGCGGCGTGGCGTCGCGCTTCAGCGCGTTCGGCGTGCTGCTTGGGCGGACCGGTTTGATCCTTGCAGGCGTAGCGGTGGGGTTCACGGCCCTCGCCACCGCGACCGGTCTAGGCGTCAAAAATTACGCCTTGTTTGAGGCTCAAACGGCACGGATAAACGCTGTCCTGAAAGCAACGCAAAATCAGGTTGGCCTGACCTCCAATGAGATCGAACGTATGGGCGCGAGCATTGCCCTGACGACTCTGGAGAACGAGACGGGCGTGCGCAACGCGATTGCGCAGCTTCTCACCTTCCGCAAGGTCTCCGGTGAGGTTTTTGAGGATGTGATCAAGACGGCGGCCAACATGGCCGCGCTCGGGTTTGGAACGGTTGAATCCGAGACCGTCAAGTTGGCCAAGGCGCTGCAAGATCCGAGGCAGTCGCTGGCGTCATTGTCCCGGTCGGGTATCACGTTTACGCGGCAACAGCGGGCGCTGATCGTGTCGCTTGTCGAGACCGGCCAGCAGGCCGAAGCCATGAAGCGCATCTTGGAAAATGTAAACGCGCAGGTCGGAGACGCGGGCCAAGCCGCTGCGCGGGGCACGATGGCGGGCAACTTCGACACCATCGGGCAAGCGATCAGCACGGCAGCGCGGGCGCTCGGCGAGTTTGTCTCCAATGAGATGAAACTACGTGTGGTGCTTGATTTGGTTGCAGCGGCCTCGGACAAATTCGTTAAGAACCGTACGGACCCGAACAGAGAGTTGAAACGCCTTAGAACGTTAGAGGCGGAAGCGGTACGTAATCTTAAAACAGCGCAAGACATATTTGACGGATCAAAAACCTTCGTCGGTGAGTTTCGGACGATTGGAACCGTTAATCTTCGGAAGAATCAACTTGCAGATATCAGATCCGAGGTCGCCGCCGAAAAGCAGCGCCTCGCCGTTCTTCAGCAGATTGCTGGCGTGCAGCGCACGATGGCGCAGCGCACGGATATTCGCGCCAGCACAGACGACCTGGAAGCCGAGATCGACCTGCGCCGCATGATGATCGGGCTTACGTCGGAGGAGGCTGAAGCCCGCAAGATTCTCGGCGGCTTGAACCTGCTTATTTTCCCCGCAGACATCCCGATACGCGCCCGTGAGTTCTGGAATGAGCTTCAGGCGGCGGGCCTGTCCATGACCGAAATCGCGCAACGGACCGCCTCGTTTGGTCAAGCGTTGCGAGAGGCGGTGGCGCGAGGCGAAGAGTTGCGGACGACTTTGGCGCTCACTGCGCTGGTGCGCCAAGTCGCTCCGATGGAGGAGGGCCTTTCGCGCGAAAACGCGATCATTCGGACGCAACTGGCTCTTATTTCACAAGGCGTAGGCTTTGCAGAATCGCGGGCCCGCGCCGAGGCGGACATCGGCCTTGCGATAGGCGCGCAACTTCTGGCGGCAGCGGGCAACAACCAGGAAGCGCGCGATCTGGCGCTGGCCTATCTCGACGCAGCGCGGAACAACGCGCAGTTGACGCGCAACCTGAGCGCCGCCGAAATGGTGTCTAAAAGCTTGGCTGAGACCGCCGAGCGCGTGGCGTCGGCATTTTCAACGGCGGCGGGGGAAAGCCAGGGCCTGAGTTCTCGTCTGGCGTCCGGGCAAGCACGTCTTGGCGTTCTTGAGGCTGGGGGGAGCGAGGGCGACGCAAACAGCGCGGCAGAAATCGCGCAGTTTGAGCGCACTATTGCGGTGGCTTTGAACGCGGCCAACGTGTTTGATCGCATGCGCGCTCGGTTCGCGCTGTTCACCTTCAAGGGTCTTCTGGACTCCGCGAAAGAAGTGGAAGCGGCGGTTCAAGCAATCACGGACGCGCGGAAAGCGGCGGAGAAAATAGTCGCTCCGGTCGCCGAAAGACTGGCGCAAGAGAATTTGGTGATTCAGACCCAACTGGATTTGATCGCGCAAGGTGTCGGGTTCGCCCAATCCCGAGCCCGTGCGGAATCAGATATTGAATTGGCGATGATTGCCCAGGTTTCAACCTCGGCAGACGTTACGCAGGAGCAACGCGACGCGGCTTTGGCGACGCTTAAAGCAGCGCAGAAAGCTGACCTGTTGACAGCGCGGATTAGCGCAGCGGAAGGCGCTGCAAATCGTCTTGCGGCGGCGGCGCAGCGTATTGCGGGCGCGTTCGCGTCTGCGGCGGCGGCGAGCAGCGGGCTTCAAGGACAGTTGATCCAAGCACAGGCGCGACTCGATACGTTGCGGGCTGGTGGGAGCGAAAGCGCGGCTAACACCAACGCGCAAGTGGCGGCGCTACGTGAGAATCTGCGGGAGGCTGCGAACTCGTCAAACTCTACTATCCGAAATGCTGCGATGCAGACTATGCGGGATCAAGAAGCTGCGGTGCGAAGTCTAGCGGCGGCAAATGATGAATCGACAAGTATCCTCGACGCCCGCCGCGCAGCCGAACGAGGGGCGAATAAAAAGGGCGGGTCGGAAAAGGAAGTCGCAACGATCACGAGTATCACCCTCGCACTTGAAAAAGAACTCGTCAAACGGCGCGACCTCTCCAACCTTATTGGGCAAGACCGCAGCATCCGCGAGTCCTACTACGCGCTCGTGGAGGAACTGGACAAGCAAGCCGCGCTCTACACGGAAGCCGAGTTGATGCGCGCGGCGGCCGTGATAGAGGCGCGCAATAAGCAGATTGATCAGATCGAAGAGATCGAACAGATGAACAAGAAGATTCAGCAATCCGCCGCCAGCGCATTCACCACTTTCGTGATGGGGTCCAAAAGTGCGAACGCGGCGGCTAAGGACTTGCTGAGCACCTTGGCAGAGATGTTCTTGAACAAGGCGTTCATGCAGATCGCCGAGCGGTTCATGCCGACCGTGTTTTCCGGGTTTTCCTCAGTCGGGGCGGGCGGGGCGGCGGCGCAAGGAAAGGTATTCGGGGGCGGCAACGTGATTCCCTTCGCGCGCGGCGGTGTCGTGAGCGGCCCGACCATGTTCCCGATGGCGGGCGGCCGCAACGGTCTCATGGGCGAAGCCGGGCCCGAAGCGATCATGCCGCTGAAGCGAACCGCCAGCGGCGATCTCGGTGTCCGTGTCGACGGTTCCCGTGGCGGCGGCACTGTCGTCAACGTCTATAACCAGGCTGGCGGCACGCAGGTCGAAGAGCGCCGGCGCACCGGTTCAAACGGAGTCGATATCGTGGATGTCGTGATCCGCGAAGTTCGCCGGGATTTCGCCAGCGGCGGTTTTGACCAAGCCAACGGGCGGTATGGCACTTCCCCCAGCAGGACGAAAAGATGATCGCTTATTGGCCCCTTGACGATTACCTGCGCCCCTTGCAGTCAAGCACCGGCGCCCCGGTCTCGAACCGGTATGAGTTTCAGCCCGACGCGGGCAACCCGATCGTTCGGCGGCGCACGACTGCGCGCTTGGAGCAATGGTCGCTGGAGTTCAGCTTCCCCGACGCGGCTACGATGGGCGTGTTTGAAGACTGGTGCCGCGACGATCTACTTGATCGGACGCTGCCGTACATCTGGCGGCACCCCCGAACGCACCTCATCGCGCGCTGGCAGATGACCGACACGCCCTATACCGAAACCAACGTAGGCGGCACTACGATTCGGGTCGCGTTCGCGGCGCTTATGCTACCGGGAAAAGTTCCGCTTGCCCCGTACATCGCCGCTCATAGCGCGCGGGTACCAGATTGGGTGGCGGATTACACGGCGGATAAATATTGGATTGCGGGCGTGCCTGTCGCGGCGACGGCGCTGGCGGGCATCACAGGCAACTATCTGGTTCTGGAACAGCGCGGCTTATACTCGCAACGGTTTCTGACAAGGGCCTATGACGGCGACGTTCCGCAAGCTGCCCCGGCTGGCGTGGCATGGCTGGCGGGGTTCCTGCAATGAACCGCGACCTAGTACCTACCGTTCACGAGTCTCTAAATGCTGAGGCAAGCGGCGACGTAAACCTAGTCTTTGCCGAGATCGCGCATCCGCTGCTGAGCGAGCCTTTGCGCGTCGTGACCGACGTTCTGCCGTACACTTGGAACAGCGTTGAATGGTCGCCAGTGATGTTCGAGTTTGAGGCGGTGAACGACAATGACCGGCCACCAGAGGCGCGCATCAGTCTGCCTGCGATTGACCGCACGATAGCGCAGGCGCTTATCGCGTTGCCGGAGCGCGCGCGAATTTCAATCTGGG